AGCAGAAGCCTGCATTTCTAAATAGGATATTAGAATATACAGGTGCATGCCCCTTTCCTCTGGATTAAGCCCCAGATTGGCTTTGAGCTACTTCACTGAAAGTACCCAATTGATCGTAGGAGTTCCAAACAATTGATTCGGATCTCTACGACTCGTAATTCCCAAGAGTCTATCTAGATCACTAGCATAATAGACACCTTTTTCAAGGAAATCTAAATATGCATAGTATTCCAGTAACTCCTGTACGTTGATACCATGTTTGTGGAGAACACTTTCCACAATGCAGGTATCTTCCTTGGATCGAAGTTTGAGTTGCGCAGGTTTAGCCTGTGGAACAGCTCTAGCCTCTAAGTAGCTAAGTTGATTAGTACTAGTAGTACGGAATCTGTCTTTCTTACATAACTGTAAGGTAACGAGACCCATATCGTTAGTACCCCGTCTTAATGCAAATGGATGGGTGATAGGCTTATCGTATTCGAGATGTTGGAGCACTACGGGCTTCTGACAAAACTCTTTATACTCCTCTAACTTACGCCTATAGTAGTCTTCCTTAACTCTAATTTTACTCGTCGCAAGGATCCTAGATGAGCTTCCGCTTACTCTAAGTCCTTCCTTTCTCTCATACCTACGATAATCGAGGTAGTAGATATCATCTTCTTTAACAGAAGAATACGGACTGTAAAATTTCGGTCGATTCAGGATTACTGAAGACCAGAGATCGGGATTACTACTTCCGACTTCGGACATAGTCAACTTCGGTTCGATTTTGCGACATATACTATTTAAGTATATTGCAGCACGCTCACTAAACTTTCGTATTGATTTAGACAAGTTTATCAAGACTGATAAACTATCATCTAATTCGCTCGTAAAGCCATCGACGTGCCAAAACAGCAACATTTTCTTACCGACTTGGAATTGCTTCCTAGGCCAATAATGAGCAGATACATCTACTCCGTTGATGTAGTCGCCACCACAGGCTTCACGGAATGTAAAATTCCTACCTTTCTCAGTGTAGGATTTGCGAAGATTAACTTTAAAACCTAACAAAGTTACCCAAGATACGAATATCTCGGTCACTTCGTGATCGCAAGTCACATCGTCGCCAAACACGCCAATCCGCCTGAGTGCCAGAAGGGTCCTGTCTAATGACCAGTTAAAAATGCTAGCGCAGAACATTGTGGCTGCATATAACACCATAAATAAGGTCATCTGCATCGTCCTGAAAGTCAAGGGCGATCCCATTGGTGCAAACATCGATAAAGACTTTTTAACCTTACCGATCACAATTCCTTTCGGAACGTTCGATAAGAGCTCTTTAGCGATGTCGTTCGGATACAGCTCCCTAACCACCACTTTACGATGGAGGTCGCTTGCCGAAGAAAAGTCGAGAGTATCGATCTCCCCATCGATAGAGCCTTGCTGTGCGCGCATGCGCTGCAGAGACTGATCTTCAATGGGTGTGTGAAGACTGAGTTCTTCACCGGCAATCTTATTATCTAAGATTACCTGTCTTAACTTTCGCTCTGTTTTCATCTGTTCATGGTACCCTACCACTCTGTCAGGAGCCACCATGCGATCAGAATCAAACTTTTTTGGAACCGGATTCCCAGTTACAAAGTCACTACCAACATAAGAGTTATAGTAGTTGAACCTTTCTTTGTAACCGGTCTTAGAGAGATTATTAATTTCCTCTAAACTCCTGAGACTAAGATAGGGATTAGGAAAACCCTTTCCCTCATTCAATGTGTCTCCAATTTCTGATTCCAACAGGATACGTTTGCAAAGTTGCGAATTACACGTACACTGAATAGCGTTCGGAGATAAAAACATATGACCATAATAGTCACCGACACGTTCGTGAACTGCATTATCCACATCTGCCTCATCAGCAGTGAACATATCTTCATAGTTATCCCAGAAACGAAACAAATGCTTGGTTTTCTCCCTAATATACTTAGTTACAAACCAATAGCTTGATCCATAGGGATGGTCAAGCTGGTCCAGACCTTTGTTATAATATTCATTATCCCAAAAGTCCTGCGCACATTTGGCCGCCAGTCCGACGGTCCCATAAGGTGAGAACCTCTTCATAAATCTGAAGATCTCGCCGGCGACTTGACTACCAAGCAAATCTTGATAATCCGTTGATAAAATCGTTTCGAGAAGGGAACTGAATATCGGGTGAGTCGGAATTTCCGTCTCTTTAACCCACATACTAAAGAATTCGTCACTTTCCTTTATATATGCAAACAGTCCCTTATGCTTTAAATAATCCGTAACGGCTTCCAATAAGACGATTCTCTTCTCTGTGTTCACAATTCTATCCTCTAATATTAGAAAATAGCAATTGAGCAGAACAGAATATAAAGGTAAGTCTTTCTTTTCAAAGTCGGTGTTACCCGGCGCACCGTTACTGTCTTCTCGACAAAGATTACCTAATTGTATATCTTTGTTGTAAATTGAGGAGATAATATCCTCTGTCAAAAATGTTGACGAAACCATAATGGTTCCTCCTTTCAAAAAAAATGAAGAATTAATTTGTAGAAGGACGTGTAGCTAGACTAGCGAGTTCATTGAAACGCCAGTCGCCATTTGCATGCTGCAAAGAAGATACAGCCCTTCCGAGTACCTCGCCAATACGAGCCTCTGTTATTGCAGAGCTATTCTCATGGGCGATAATAATCTGGACTCTGATTGGATTATCGATGATTTCACTATCGTCATCAGTATCGGTAGTACGGAGAATATCTTCTACCTGTACACCGTACTGAACTCCTTTAGTTTTCTTCTGAGGATTCTGAACAGGAATGTTCACCTTTACAGAAGGAACCGACTTCGCTGAGTAAGTAACATATTCACTCTGCGTTCCAAAATCAGTGCCTGTTGTGTTGATAAGTCGAGACTTACCATCGGTGTCTTTAACACCGTAGTTGCTCATTTCAGCCATATCATAAAGGCTGAGAGACTTTGATACTGTTGCTGTCTTATTGGTAAATAAGAAATTAATAACTTTTGACATAATAAAACCTCCATATTTAACGGGATATTAATATTCCCGAAGCTATAGCTCCACTATCGAGCACTCGCTTAAAGAAGGTTTTTCCAGAAGTCTTAGCGCTTCCTTTGTCAAACCAATAAGTGCCGTCCAGTAGAGGCGGATCCGAATACCAACGATAGTATCTAGATCCTACATCGTTGTTCACACCTTCCATACTATAACGTGTAGAAAAGCTACACTCTGTAAAGTCATAGTATTGGTCGGTGAGATAAGGTGCATCGGAGTCGACCTGAAAGACGTCTCCTAGCGGTAGAAACCAGTCAGCTACAAAAGAACCAGGGAGCATGTCCCACAGTACATAAGGATTAATTTCTAGCCCCCATTCGTGTAGCTTTTCAAACACTGCATCGAAACCCTGAAGCACCCTAGGGCGCCAGGCTATCTTACAGTGGCATTCCACTTTAACTCCATCAACCTCACGGCTCGCGTAACCGTATGAGACCTGATGATACTGTGAGTTAAGGAAATTTCTAAATTGATCCGCTTTGGCTAAAAGATATTTTTGGAACTCAGAAAGATCCATTTTAGCCGTTTGGATTTGGTACCTGTGTGTCATCCACCAGCTACCTGCAGTAGAAACATTGAGTCTTTCTGCGATGAATTGATCTAGAAGTTCATCTTGACTATACATAAGTGAGATTTCTCTCCCTTTGTGCTTAGTTATTTTACGAACTTGTATTCTAGGATCGATATCATCCAGAATATCATCAATTTGTCTAGCAAAATTGCCCTTGGCAATATCCCACAGAAACTCAGCCATCCCGACTAAGTTCTGAATCATATTGTCATTCGCTTTAGCGATGTCTTCACAAGCATCATAGAAAGCATGCTGTTGAAGCCACTCAAACTCCCACTGGTGTTTAGCCGTAGAATTTTTGAGAAACCTTTGGGGTTCTTCGAAAAGCGTAGCCATAGGCGGGTAAGACTGACTACCGGTTAAATCAAGCCATGCACCAACTTCTCCATAATAAGATGGGGGATCCCATTCATTAGGTAGGTTGTTGTAGACTTCTGATCTAACCCATACATCATCAGCTAACGAAGGGTCCAAGAACCTGTTCGTACGACGCTCATAAGTATGTCCCGTAGATGACGAGACCATAATTGAACCATTGTCGTTTACGAAAACATGCCACTTGTCTCCGGTAATTGTTAGCCAAGGTGCATCTTCGGACCACCACCAATCAGGTGACAGAGATGCCCAATAACGAGTTACTATGAAGTCATTATCTTTGAGTTGGGTATAATGCCAACCAAAGCTTGAGTCTCCATAGTGCTCTAGGGTTTGTAAAGGAAGATTGGAAATACTAAGATCCCATTCTTTCGGAAAACCCTGTTCCTGAGCTCGACGGTTTAAAATCCGTTGATCCACCGATGTATGAAACTCCGGTAACTTACTATGATATAACTCATGACGATCTGGAGTAATTTCTCTTTCGAGAAAAGGATCAGGAATGTATTCCCTTGTTGATCTTCCGAAAGGAAGAGTACAAAACAATGGACGTTCCATTTTCCTCTTTACCATCTCATCAGAACATATTATACCATAAAGTATGAATGTTCCTGGAGTACTACCCGGATTAACCGAGTAGATACCAAGGCGCGAGTAGGTTGTGATATACATAAAACACACCTCCTTGGAAGTACTAGTTACTTCGCTCGCG